GACGAATCAGATGTCGATGTTCTTCCCGGACTTATCAGAAAGTCTCGCAAGAAAGTCGCTGATGAAACTGGTGAAACGATGAAAAGTGGTGGCATGACCAGAAAGGATGGTCGTGACGGATGCGCTATTCGTGGGAGGACACGAGCATGAAAGGCAAAGGACCGATGATGATCGTTGCAATCGGCGCTGGTAAGAAGCGCGATGACGATGACATGGAATACATGATGGACGAAGAGAACATGAAGAAAGGTGGAATGATGGGTTACGCCGAGGGCGGTAGCCTCAAGATGGTCGATAAGAATGGCTCCAAGGTTCCGTTCTTCGCGGCTGATGGCAAGGGCAAGATGATGGGTGGCGGCATGGCTTACGCCAAGGGCGGCATGACTGGTCGCGACGGCTGCGCCATCAAGGGCAAGACCAAGGGCCGCATTGTATGAAATACGCGCCTAAGTCTAAGTCTGGTTATCGTATGCAACGGTTTTCCGATGGCGGTCGTCTTGGGTACGAGGAAGACCCCCAGCCCGGAGTGCAGACCGACAGGCAAGACTTTCAACCCGGTTTGAAGGTTGATACAACGGACAAGTCAAAGGATCAAAGCAGATCGAAATCCAAGGTTGTGCCTAAGGAAAAGGTCAACCTGATGGATGATCTCACGCCGCGAGAAAATCTTCCGTCCCCGGATGACAATGTGACGGAAGGTGGTCCTACGCAGCGAAACAGTCCTCGTCGCTCTCCCGATAGAAAGCGTAGTTCGCTCCCTAGCGACCGCGCTACAGGATTCCGTGATCAGGTGAAAGAATCTGATGCGATGGCCCCTGAAGATCGTGAAGCGTTGAAGAATATTGCGATGGGCTTGGCTGTGCCTCCTGCGGCTCGTGCTTTGGGAATGGTTGGGCGCGGCCTTCAAGTTGCCAGACGACGATACGATATCGGTAGGCGCGTAGATAATATGACAGAAGCACAGCAGAAAACCGCCATGATGAGAGCCGCACGGGAGGCTCGTGAAGTTGACGGTATGCGCTCTGGTGGACGGGTCTCAGGAAGTTCCATGGGCGGATCTGTCCGTGGTGGCGGTTGTGAGATCAAGGGTAAGACCAAGGGGCGGATGGTCTGATGGCTACCAGCGGTACCGCAGTTTTCAACCCTGAGTTTCGGGAACTCGTAGAAGAGGCTTTCGAACGGGCGGGTTTGGAGTTGCGTACCGGCTATGACCTTCAGACTGCCCGTCGCTCCATGAATTTCATGGCGCTTGAATGGGCAAACCGGGGCATCAACCTCTGGACGGTGGAACAAGGTTCGCAGGTGCTGACACCCGGAACCTATACCTACACCATGCCTGCCGACACCATTGATCTCATCGAGCATCAATTGCGTACTGATGCAGGCAGCACCTCTGGTCAGACGGACTACACCCTGTCCCGTATCTCAGTATCGGACTATGCCCAGTTGAGCAACAAACTCACTCAGGGCATGCCGCTACAGATCTATGTGGACCGTCAGAGAGCCGCACCGGTGGTATATCTGTGGCCTGTTCCGGACAACACCCAGACCTACACCCTCGTGTACTGGAAGATGCGCCGGATTCAGGATGTCGGAACCGGTGGTGCCAATACCATCGACATCCCTGCGCGATTCCTCCCCTGCCTTGTGGCTGGGCTTGCCTACTATGTCGCTATGAAGAGACCTGATGCGGCTGACAGGCTGTCGTTCCTCAAGCAGGAATACGAAGTTCAGTGGGACTTGGCGGCAGGCGAAGATCGGGAAAAGGCTTCTGTGCGGTTTGTCCCCATGAACGGGTACATCGGTAGGAATGTTTAAATGGGTAAGCCGTTCTCATCAGGCAAGAACGCATTTGGGTTCTGCGACCGCTGCGGACAGCGGTATGAACTGCATGACCTGAATCAGCAGTATGAGAACCTGTTGCCGATCGGGATCCGGGTCTGCTTCGAATGCATGGATGTCGATCATCCCCAGTTGCAGTTGGGTCGCGTCCCCATGGATGACCCTCAGGCGCTGCGTAATGCCCGTCCTGACAACACCTTCTTTGCTCCCGGTAACCAAGGCGCGAACGGTAGCCGGATGATCCAGTGGGGCTTCAACCCCATTGGAGGGGCGCAGGCATATGACACAGACCTCACACCCAATGATCTCATCTCGACCGGGTTCGTCGGAACCGTCACGGTGGCTGTGACATGAACTACACGCAACTCGTAGATCTGGTTAAACAGTACACGCAGAACGAGGAAACTTCGTTCGTTGCGAATATCCCTATCTTCGTGCAGTTGGCGGAAGAGCGTATCTACAACGCGGTCTTCATCCCTGCTATCCGTAAGAATCAGATCGGCACCCTGACTCCCAACAACAAGTACCTGACCCTCCCCGGAGATTGGTTGGCGAACTTCTCGTTGGCGGTCATCACCCCTACCACGAACGCTCAGTCCTTCCTCATCGACAAGGATGTGAACTTCATCCGTGAGTGCTACCCGGACCCGGATGACAGCGGAGTCCCCAAGTACTACGGCATCTTCGACAAGAACACGCTGATCCTTGGCCCAACCCCGGACAGCAACTATCAGGTCGAACTGCACTACTACTACTATCCGGAGTCCATCGTCACTGCTACCACCTCGTGGCTGGGCGACAACTTCGAAACCGTCCTCCTGTACGGAACCCTGAGAGAGGCTTACCTCTACATGAAGGGTGAGCAGGACATCATCACCTACTACGAACAGAAGTATCAGGAATCGTTGGGTCTCCTGAAACTCCTTGGCGAAGGTAAGGATCGTCGCGATGCCTTCCGGTCTGGCCTCAATAGGATTCCGGTCACATGATCTTTCAGACACAGACCGTCAGTTTCCGCGAGGAGTTGCTCAAGGGTATCCACGACCTACAGACGGACACCATCAAGTTCGCGCTCTATACCAGCATTGCGACTCTGAACGAGGACACAACGGTATACAGCATCACCAACGAGGTGGTCGGATCGGGTTACAGCGCAGGGGGTGTGGTGTTGACGGGAGTCACCATCAACAACTCCAACGGCATCGTGTATGTCAATTTCAACAACGCTGCATGGAACCCGGCGAGTTTCACCTCTGCCGGTGGATTGATCTACAACTTCAGCAAAGCGAACCGTTCCATCGCTGTAATCAGTTTCGGAAACGACAAGACAGCAACCAATACATTCACTGTGCAGATGCCCACCAACACCTACACCTCGGCACTACTGCGTTTCAATTAGGAGAATCACATGTTCATCAACAAGGCCAAGTCCTTTGACAATGTCGGTGCCGATGTCGCAAAGGGCGGCGGTACGAACGCTCGTCTCAAGGGCGGCGGCATCTTCACGGTTCGTTGCCGTGACAAGGAAGGCAACCTGAAGTGGGAGCAGAAGTCCCACAACCTCGTGGTCAATGTCGGTCTTGCCGACATGAACACCAAGTACTTCAAGGGTTCCGGGTACACCGCTGCGTGGTATATCGGTATCTACGGGCCTGCTGCTTCGAACAACCCGTCCTCGACCGACACCATGGCAAGCCATGCCGGTTGGACGGAAGTGACGGCTTACAGCAACGCGACCCGTCCTGCTGCGACCTTCGGCGCTGCCACCACGGCAGACCCTTCGGTCATCGCGAACTCTGCTTCCCCGGCACAGTTTCTGGTCAACGCCTCTGCCAATGTCGGTGGCGCGTTCCTGACCACTGGAGACGGCAAAGGCGGTTCGTCCGGAACCTTGTTCTCTGCCTCTGACTTCGCAGCCCCCGGCGATCGCACGGTCCAGAACGGCGATGTCCTGTCTGTCACCTACACCTTCAGCCTCGACGCTGCATAAGGAGTTTAAACATGGCTAAGTTTGTAAAGGGCGAGAAGGTCAAGTTGGTAGTGGTTGTTCCCGAAGGCCCGGTAGAGAAGTTCATGATGACCGAAGACGGCGTGATCATGTGCCTTGTCTCTTGGGTCGATGTGAACGGTCAGAACCAGTCCCGTTGGTTTCCGGAAGACGAACTCGTCAAGGCATAGTCTGTGGCTGAGGGCGGCTGGGGATCAGGCACTTGGGGGCAAGCAGGTTGGGGGATGTCGGTCTATGACCGCGCCTCTGAAGACACTGCTGTCGCCAACGATGCCAACACCGGTGCCGGAACGCAGTTCAATGCGCCGGTCACGGAATCCTCTGTCGCCTCAGACACCGTCTCGTCTATCTACAGTCTAGGATCCAGCGTCTCTGAGACGGCTACAGGGGCGGACTCTGTACTGGCTAATGCCGACTTCAAGGCTATGGTCAGCGAGGCTGCAATAGCCTCTGACGCGGTCCTATCCACCCCTGATTACAAGACCATGGTGGACGAGTCGGCGGTGGCCTCTGATGCGGTTCTGGCAGGTCAGAACTTCAACTCACAGGCATCTGAGACGGCGACAGCACAGGATACTGCGGCTTCTGTGTTCTCATTCCCGGTGGTCATAAACGAGTCTGTGACGGCTTCTGATAGCCCCTCGTCCTTGGTTGCCTTGGGCAGCAGCGTCTCTGAGACAGCCTCTGCCTCGGACGCAGACGCAGCCTTGGTGGACTTCAAGGCCATGATCAACGAGATCCTGAGTGCGGTCGATATCGCCTCAGGCGGGGTGACCTTCGAAGCGGATGTATCTGAGTCCCTGACCGTCTCGGATATCACCTCAGGGGCGTACCTTTGGAATCCAGTTGATGACGACCAGACCGCAAACTGGCAGAATTTAAACGACGACCAGACACCGGGATGGTCCGATGTCGATGACTCGCAAACAACGACTTGGGCTAACATCCCCACGGTGAATTAGGAGTTTAAACATGGCTAGTACATTCAGCACCAACCTTGCTATCGAACTCATCGGTACTGGCGACCAAGCCGGTACTTGGGGTACGACCACCAATTCCAACCTTGGCACTCTCATCGAGCAGGCCATCTCTGGCTATGTGACTCAGGCGGTTGCAACTGGCACTGACACGACGATCACCATCCCGAATGGTTCGACCGGCGTTGCCCGGAACATGTACATCGAGTTGACCGGTACGGGTGGTGCAAGCACGAACCTGATCGTCCCTGCCAACAAGAAACTCTACTTCATCTTCAACAACTCGACCGGTGCTGTGACGGTCAAGGTGTCTGGTCAGACGGGTGTATCGGTTCCGACTGGCAAGAAGATGGTGCTTGTGTCGAATGGCACGGACATTGTCAACGGCCTGAACTACATCGCTGACTTCGGAACCAACAGTTTCTCTGTCACGAACCTGACTGCCAGTAGCGCAACGATCACCAACCTGATCGCGACCTCTGGATCCATCACGAACCTTGTTTCGTCGGATGCCTCTGCCACTGTGCTTCGCGCAGGTTCCGCCACCCTGACGCACCTGTCAGCGACCTCTGTAAGCATCACGAATGTCTCCGTTGCCTCTGCAACGGTTTCGTCTAACCTCACCCTCTCCGGCGGCACCGCTAACGGCGTGGCGTTCTTGAACGCTAGTAAGGTGGTGACGGCTGGGTCTGCGCTGACCTTTGATGGGACGCAAACATTCAATCTTTTTGCCACTGGAAATGCTGTTACAAATTTAGAAGGATCAGCAACCAATAATGCCATCCTTCGTTTTAGAAACGGGACGACTGGCGCACTTGCTGGTTTTTATGGCAACAACTCAAAAGAGTTGATTTTTGAGGCAAACGGCACGACAGAGCAGATGCGCCTCACCTCGACGGGCCTCGGCATCGGCACGGCGAGTCCGGGGGCGAAACTGCAAGTCAGCGGCACCGCGAAGGTCGGTACTGGGGCTGCTTCCAACTCGGCCACCTTCATGGTCAACAACCCCAACGCAACGGCGACGGGAATTCAGTTGTTCCAAGACAGCCAAGAGTCTTGGATTATGGGGCTTCTCGCAAGCAGCACCGCCTTGACTTGGGCCAATTCGGGTTCCGAGAAGATGCGCCTCGACACCTCCGGCAACCTCGGCATCGGCACGGCGAGTCCGTCCGCAAAACTTACTGTTTTTGCAGGAGCGGATGGGAATATAGGATTTTTCCGTGGCGGCGGAATTCGGCAACTTCAACTTGGCACAAGCAGCACTGCCGGGTATTTGAATGTAGATAACGCAACTAGTGGTTTTGAGTTGCGATTGAATGGAACGGCGCAGGCATATCTCGACTCCTCCGGCAACCTCGGCCTCGGGGTCACGCCGAGTGCGTGGAATAGCGGGGCCAAGGCGTTTCAGTTGAACGCAACTCCTGCGTTTTGGTCGTTCTCAAACAACCTATATTTGTCTAACAACCGCTTCTTTGATACAGGCGGAACCAATAAATATATTGCTAACGGTTTTGCAACGACATATGAGCAGAGTTCAGGGCAGCACATTTGGCTAACAGCCCCCTCCGGCACCGCAGGCAACGCTATCTCGTTCACGCAGGCGATGACGCTGGATGCGTCGGGGAATTTGGCGCTTGGTGGTACGAGTAATAAAGTTACTGGGCTTTCTGGTAGCGGCACAGGCTTTACCGTTCAAGCAACTGCGGCTCCAACCATCGGTGTCTGGGATACAAGCGATGCAAGTTACTATTTGCAACTTGGTCAG